TTACTTTTCAAATTTCACATATTCACCCGAAACCCATTGGTCGCCACCAACATTATACCAACGGTCTCTATATCCCCACGTTTGATATTTTTCACCTTGGTACAAATTTTTCACGATACCATAGTTAGTTCCTGGACCAGTACGAACGCGTAACACATCAGCAGTAATAGTTACTACACCAATGCCATCATTTGATGTTTTAGAAGGTGCTGGTGCATTTTCTCCTGTATAACGAATGTATGATGAATCATTATATACCCACTGATCGCCACCTACGTTTAGCCACCCATTTGACTCACCCCATACTTGGTAGCATTCTCCTTTACCTAACTTACGAATAACTGCATATCCAGTTCCAGGTCCTTTTCTTAAATTTACGTTATCGCCGTTAATATAAGCAACTTTTGCACCATCGTTTGAGGGTGGAATAGGAGTTGGCATTACTGGATTATCATTTCCATTATATACATTTTGGACTCTTTCAATAAAGCTATTCCACCGTCCTTCTGCTAACATACGATGAGGACAATACTTTCCACTCCATGATTGATGTGTGCGAACTTTACTAATTGGAATATTGTACTGTTTCATTAGTTGAGCTACGACGATAGATGCATTGTCTTCTGCTTTATAATATCTAGCTCCACCACTTAAAGAATAACAGATTTCTACACTAATAGATTCTCGATTACCTGAACCGTTTCCATCACCACAAGCCCATGCATTACGCTCTAAAGGCAGACCTTGTACAGCTTCTTTATCATCTACCGCAACGTGAAATGAAACCTGGTTATCATTACGAATCATATAGGCTACTTCATTTTCTGCTGTAGCATCATTATACGTATTATGAACTGTAATAAATCTCGGATTCATTGTATAAGGACACTTTGTACCATATTTACTTGGGTCAACTAATTTTTTTCTGATTTCCATTATTGAACATCTCCCTTTTTCTCTTCTTCTTTTTGTTTACCACCTAAAATTTCGACTGCATTTGTCAAAGCTTGTGGCAACGGAATACCCATTCGACCAGCATTTTCTAAAAGTGAAATTAATTCATTACCCATGAAGAAGAAAATAGTCGCTTCACGAATTGCGCTGTTACTTCCAAGTGCTGAATCTAGTTGAGCAGCCGCTCCGACCAAAAGAAAAAGCACCACCTTTTTGGCGATGCCCTTGAAACCAACTTTACTTTTTAGTTCTCCATTATATCCTGCTGCAATCATGCCAGTTAAATAATCAATAACTGCCATCGTCACTAAGATTTTCAATGTTGCATCCCATCCTCCCAAGAAATACCCACAGAAGCCACCAAACGTAGCTATAAATGCTTTCAATAATACATCAATGCGATCCATCTTTTCCTCTCCTTTTTTAGCTGCAAAGCAACTTGGGTCCATTCCAAATATCTCTGCAATATCTTCCTCACTTCTATCTTTTAAATAAGATTCAGTTGTGGAAATATCAGAATGATTAGCAAGTGATTTTAGTTTTTCAAGCGGTACTCCTTGTACTTTCAAATTATCTAATCTGCTATGACGGAAACAGTGAGGATTCATTTTAAATTCCTTCCCTTCCTTTTCGTTCAGCATCTTAGCAAATATGTCGCACCAATAATTAAATACACTCTTGTTCAATCTTTTTCTCTCACCATTCTTATAAACACGCACAAACAAATCTGGAATAGTATCCTTACCTCGCTGATTTATATATAAACGAATGCATTTCTGCACTCGGTGATTGTAATATAATCTAAACTTCTTACCACGTTTTCCTCGTACCACATTTGTATAATATTGTTCTGTTAACCCTTCTTTTTGAACCTGGTAAACCTCGTTCTTTCTCGCTGCACTGTAATAAGAAAGCGCTAAATACGTCGCTAACATATATTTTTCTTGTTCAAGTAATTCATCGATTAACCAATTAATCTGGTCCTCAGTAATAAATGTAATTTCTCTAATTGGATTCTTAGGTAAACCACGCACCCTTGATCCTACATTGAACTCGTAATTATAATCATCATCGTCTGCGCAAAACTCAAGAGCTGAACGCAATGCACTCATCAATCCATTCACACGAGCATTAGACATTCCCATCTCCTGAAAAATAATAGATAAATTTCGAATGTCTTTACGTGTTAATTCAATCAGATTTTTATTTTCGAAGTGTTGATGTATTAGAAACAAAATAATTCGTAAATCCCAATTGTATTGCTGTAAAGTGCTTGCCACTTTTCCTTGCGATTTCTTTTCAATAAGAAAATCTTTGACTAGGTTCTTATTTTCTTGGCTAACATACTTTTCATAAATTGCTTGGTCTATTATTCGTTTCACACTGATCATCTCCTCAAAATAAAAAGAGAAGCGATATCGCTCCTCTTGATCTATGAATTGGATTGTTTAAATGATTAATTTCATTGAATTTTACTAGCAATATCGTAATACGAATCATGGATTTGTATGTTAAACTCAAACTCATTACCTCCACCGGCAGCACCAACAATCATCCTGTTGCTACCTGTTCCATAAGAAACAAATCCCATTTCACTCAGCTGATTAAGATGAACTCTTAATTTATCTACTACTAATTCAGATAAATAACCACTCGCTGACCTTTGAAGAGAATTATATTCAAAAATTGGTTTAAGTTGTGGTTCAATATTTATTATACTATTTACATGTGCCCTTACAACTTGCACAACTCCATATTCTTTCTCAAACTCTTTGATACTTTCAATTATTTTTTCATAGGGACGATCTGGAATTTTTGATACTCCTAATTGTTCCCCTACTAATTTTAAGACCTGCTCTAAATCGTTTTTATTACTTACATCTATCCCCTGTAACATATTTAAAGGTATTGGTAACTGCGATGGTTTAATATTAGTATGACAAATAGGCACAACTGGTATACCTTTAACCCAACCAGCACCTGCTTCAAAATTAATCCAAGGCCGTCTTACAGAATTTTGACTACATAATAACAAAATAATTTGAGCGTTTTTTAACGCACCATCAATTTCATCAAGCCACCTTGTGCCTATTGATATACTTTCACTGTCAGAAGAAACAAATATTTCAGGAAGACCTAGAAAAGCTGTACTTATTTCCTCTTTTAATATGTTTGCAAGTTCTTTTTCTTCAGTAATATGACTAATAAAAATTTTGGGTTTTTCCATAATTATACTTCCTTTCTTAAAATGAACTATATAATATATATAACCCAAAATTACGAATATTTAAATGTTTAATACTTTAATTATTGAATTTAAAACCTTATTAATATCTTCAATCGATTTTACTTCACAATTATCGATTAAGACTTTTCCATCTTCAGTAGCTTTGATTAACATGCTTACCTCTCCATGTTTAGTGACTGAAATTGTGTTTTTAAATGCGTTATTCATAATTGTATTCTCTCCTTTTTTAATATCTAAAAGAGAAGCGAATTTGCTCCTCTATTGATTTATGAATTGAATTTATTAAAAGTCGTATTTTGTTCAAAATAAAAAACAGCTTATGGCTGCTCTGGTTTCTTATCAATTAATTGTTGTAGTAATAATTCTTCTAATCGAGCTATCCGTTCTTCTTGACTAGCTACTTGTGATTTTAGATTTGCTATTTCTACCTCCTGTTCCTGTACTGTTGTATCAACTTCCTGTAAAGCTTTAATTGCAATAGATGTGTATGAATACAAGTGAATTCCTTTCCCGCTTTCATCCACAAACGCTTCATCACATTCATCTACAATTGCCCCGTAGTATGTTTTAATAGCATCTGTTGTCAATGGCGGCTCATTAGGATCTCTCTCTTCTCTCATTTTATAAAGCTCGTTTACCGCATTCTTATAGTTGAATTGTCTTACTCGTACATTCCTGATTTTTTCTAAGGCGGAAAAGGAAACATCACGAATATTCGATTTGTATTCTCGTAGAGAAGGACTCATAAAGTTACCTTGAACAGCGCCCCAACCATTTTGAGTAACAGACGATTTAACTTGGAGAACTCCAGTATATCCCGCTGCACGGCTGTTACGTAAAGTGATATTGGGTAATCTTAAATCAGAATCTGTACCATTATCTTCAACGACTAACGAAGTTTGATATAACCCAACTTTTCCTCGCCTGAAATACCAACTCCCATTCCCAGCATAAAACACATGATAATCATTAGCGTTTAGAACACTTAGACCGTTTCTTTGCAACTCCCAATACACAGATTTTTGGACTGCACCATCAACTATGCCATCGCTAATTCCAATGTTCGCATAAGCCCCTGACCATCCTGCGCCTGCTTGAGACATAAATAAAGCGCCTGCTGGAGCATTAGTCTTTTCATCTGTTCCTAAAATAAAAGTTGGTTGTACTGAACCATCTGTTCTTCTGTAATGTCCTAGAAATGATCTAGCAACCCCTTTTTCATAGAGGCGTATAAATTGGTCATCTAAGCTTACGTAGTTATCTGTATTTGATGTTCTAATTTGACAACCACTTAGTATTCCCGCTTTAATCCACTCAGCATTAACTTTACCAACTAAATCTATTCGTGCAGCATTTAACTTAATGTTTTCTTTACTCATGTTAAAGGCTGCGATTACATCATTTTCTTTTACAGATATGCTAACACCCTTTTCTGTTATCTGAAGGCGCGACTCCATATCTCTTACATAGGAATCTGTAGCAAATTGCCCATCTGCTTGCGTCCTTGTATATACTTCTGTTTTTTTTGCTGCTGCATTAATACCCTGTTCATTGATAATAAAGCGATTATCAATCAGAGTCATTTTCTGATTAAATTGCTCAGTTGCAAGTTTATTAGCTAATTCCCCCAATAAATCTTGTTTATTTTTATCAACTGTTTGTTTCAGCTCAGGTATCTTAAACCCAGCAACATAATTTTCTACTTGTTTAAGCTCAACTTTTGCTCCGATTGCTGTTGCCTGTTGTTCAAGTTTTGTATTTGCTTCGGTAAGCTTCTTCCCTTGATCTGATACCACATTGTTTAGATTACTAACTGTGGAGGACAATCCGCTTGCTGTTTGTTCTATTGTAGTCATGCGATTTTCAAATCCAGCTTGGCTGTCCTGTACCTTAGATACAGTAGTTTTTACACCATCCACACTTTGCTCCAGCTCATATGTTGATTTGCTAAAGTCTGTTGGAACAGAACCTTTTTCCAGTTTAGCTTTCTTGAAACGGAATTTCTTACTCTTTGAATTTTCATTTCTTTCAAATCTTAATCGCAACCCCCATCCAGTTGCTCGCAAATCAACCTTAAATGTAAATGATCTTCTAGACCAATTAGCGACAGGGAACCTACTGTATAAGTTTTCTGTCCATACTCCATTGATAAACTGGAATACAAGTAGATCAATAGGAACGTCGTTTTGCAAATCAATACTGAATGTCATATCTTTCCCTTTTTCATAATCTCCCATTTTCGTATTATCTAAATGGAATTGATAAAAAGAGTCGGTTTGATCTGTACACTCTACAATTAAATAATCCTCACTAAACGCACTACCCGCTTTATTAACCACGGCACCGCCAGCCATGCCTATTGTTTTAGGTCTTTGATTCTTTCCAGTGTCAATAATCCAGTTTTCACCGCCTACAGTACGAGCATCCACCTGTTCTAACTTTATTGAGATTTTCCCAGCTTCTTCTTTAATTTCAGTTGTTGTTTTCTTAAGTGAATTTGTATCAGACTGTATATCAGAAATCGTCTTTTTTGTACCTTCCACAGTTGATTCTACCGTACTTAATTTATTACTAATCTCACCATCTTTTTTAGTTAACGATTCAATAGTAGTTTTAAATCCACTTGAATCTTGTTCAAACTGAGTTACTTTCTTATCAATTTCACCTTGCTTATTTTCGATATTAGAAATTGTACGGCTGACACCTTGTAACCCTTCCTGTACTTTGTTAAATTGTCCTGTAGCTTGATTCTGTGCCTCTTGAACCTTTTGATTTAACTCTGTTTTTGTGGATTCAATATCTTTATTAACCTGATCTAATGTTTCTTTTTTTACAGATTCAACATCAGGTACAACCGATTCCCACGCTGTACCTGTCCATATTTTTAAAATACCAGGCTTTCCGTTACTAATATCACGCCAAAGCGTCTTAAAAGGTTTAAGACCTGTTGTTGGTGAATTCTTGGATTCTATAATTTCAACGGTATTATTTTTAATATTCTCTTGTACTTTTTCAGCTAGTGTTTTTGCTGCTTCTGATTCTTTCTTTGCATTACTAGCGGTTTCATTCGCTTCTTTCACTAGCTGATCTAACTGATTTATCATTTCTTGCTTATTACCTAGTGAACCAAGGATACGGTTGTAAATCTTTCGTAATTCTTCATTTGGATCAACAATTTCATGGTAATCCCCAAATCCATATTTATCTTGTAATGGATTTTTAAATGATTCATCACCAACAATTGCTCTTGCTTCCAAATAAAGTTTAGGTGTAAATCCAGTATCTTTAATTCGAATCGTATCGCCCTCAATGATTAATTCATGATTTAGTCCGAATACGCGACCAATTGATTGTGCTTCAACTTCATAAAAAACAGAAGAATTTACACGCTTTTTTAACTCTGTATTCATAAGAGTCATTAAACGTTTTGCATCCATATCTTCGTTTTCTGTTTCTGGACTATAGAAACCAAACTTATTTTGTCCTTTTTCATTCCACCTTTGAAATGCATCATTGTCCACAAGATACGGAACACCATTGTTTATTTCTGTAATAGTAACGAATCCTTCTCCTTCTTTTTTTACGAAACCTAGTAAGGCTGTGCAAATGTTTTGAGAGTTTTCAATTCGTTTAATCCCTAGCAAGTCTTTACCGAGAGTTATTTCTTTCCCTGTTTCTTGACCACGCTTTTTAACCATATCTATATAACGTCCAACAATTTGAGAGCCTACAACTTCAGCACGATATTGAATTTCTAACTCAAACAAAGAAGCGATCTTCTTAAGAAAAGACAACGGATTAATAAATTCATCAATCGTCATGGAACGGAAACTAGCATATTCTAAATTCCCTTTTTGCCACTTTGTACCCGCAAGAGCGATATCCATCATTTCAATTACGGTTTTACCTTCTAGTTTTTGCGGTGGAATAATTCTGGCTTTAGCAAGTTGAATCCATTCACCAGATGCATAAGCGATTACTGATCTATCATCAGAGTTTTTTTCAATTTCAGTAATTACATAAGGAACGATACGACCATCGCGCACTTCTTTTAATACTAAATTTTGTTGCATAAGCGTGGATGAATGCCTTGTATTATCAAATACTCGAAATTCTAATGTATCGATGTTATTTTTAATTTCCCAATGTCTTTTATCATCCCAATAATCTGTAGGCTGAATAGATGCTACAATTTGTTCTGTTTTAAAATCAACAACATGCAATTCACCACTTGGCGTTCTCATCTATATCTCTCCCTGTAACTGATTGTAGCTGTAACATCCGGCGGCATAATATCAATACGATTCTCTCCACGAATGATCTTAGGAAACTCACTAAATATATCTTTAATATTAATAGCATCTTTCCCGTTAATCGTAACAAGACTTTTTTCTGTATCAATAATCACCTTGTCTCCTGCATCGAAAATATAAGGTTTTGTATTAGAAGGGACTTTGTTTACCTTCCAAATCTTTAAATCATCAATTTGCATTTCGTTAACAGGTTGGTGATTATCCCACTTACAAATTGCAATCATAACTTGTGCGATTTTTCGGTTTGTCATTGGATTACTGTTATCAACATCGTTCCATTGTTCAACTAGGGATGCTCCGTCTATCTCTTTACCATCTATAAATTTAGCTACATATACAGACCATTGTGTCCCTCTTCTAGCAATACGCAAGCGCCCCCGAAATTGATTGAAAGTAGATAAGTAATAGCCACTTGTATCTACTAATTTCCGAATGCTATTAGGCGTTCCGCTATTCCCGATTTTCATATGTGCTTTTGTAATTTCTGCAGTCGTATATAAATCATTCATATTGATGCGGGCTACCAAATTGCTTGCATCATCTAACAGGAGAACCTCACACCGCCCCATTTCATTAATATTTTTGGACTTTAATGTCATCCATGCCTCCATTTCAAAATCTTGTAATGGACCGCCTGGAATACTTTTCTTAGCTATTGCACCGTAAAATCCTTTCCCTTCTCCGTATTCTTCACAATATAGCGCGTAACCGCCTTTTGATTTAAAACTACCTGTCCCTTTCATATCATCAAATTGTCCAGTAACAGGAGTCCATCCTATAGGTGAAGCCATTTCATCCCATAATACACGCTCACGCTCTTGTACAGTTGTTTCCTCCACAGTTAGGGGATAACCAATGCGGAAATAATTTCGTTCTAAAGGATATTTACCAAACCATACATCTAAAAAAGTGCTTGGTTTTTTTACAGTCATTTCAATTAATGCCGGAGCTTCAACACTTCCTTTATTCGTGAAATTAGAGGTAATCTCAGTAGACCAATTTTGAGTGAATTTGTGAGTTTGTACTTGCCCTAGTTTATAAGGTATTGGACAAACGAATTTAATTGTTCCGATTCCCAGCGTTACAAATTCATCCAGATCGAAGCTATCGTCCACAACAGCTAAATATGTTCTATTTGGTTCTACATCGAAAGTAAGCTCTGTTGGTTGATCTGTAATCAACCAATCTGCAATTTCTTCTTTTATAATTTCTAAATCAGAACCATCAGGAACGATAATTCCTACAGGGATAGATAAAACACGCATTTCCGTTTGTGTGTTTAATAGTCTTGCACCTGGATATCCAGGAACACTTAGGAAATTCCTTTTTAATGGCGCCCAAGCTGGTCTTTTCCATCCTTTTGCGATTTGAACAAAGTCTTTCCGTTTGTTATTAAATGTAAAAGAACTCATGTTGACACCTCATTTCTTTATATAATAAAAGAAACCCAAACCTAAAAGTCTGAGTTTCTTTTTGTTTCTCTTTCTTGATACTCGGTTGTATATCGATACGTGCCACGCGCCACATCTCGACCATCCAAAACAACAGGAACTTCAACAACTAAATCACCACCTAGCATTGGAAGTGCCCCATCGTCAGATAATCCTGGAGAGTAATTAAATACTTGATTTGATACGTTGCTTGTCATGACTTGTCTGCTATTTGACATACTTCCATACACACCACTCATGACAGTCTTTAATCCTGATAATTGACTTACAGAACTAGCCATCATACGGCTCATATCATTCATTAATTGATTGATTTCACCAGGCATAGCAAATTGTTCACGCTGCATAGTTGCTGCAATTCCTGCCCCAATATCACCAAGTGTCTTTTTATTAAGCGGAAGCACCGCTTCATCCCCAGCTTCGCCCGCTGCTTGATAACGTCCATTATTCATTCCGAATATAGTTGGCTTAGTGAAAATACCACCCTTGGCGCGCCAATCTATATTGAGTCCAGAAGGAAATGTAATATCTTTACCTAAAACATTTTTAGTGCTAGTTTGTAAACTGAAATGTGGAAGAGGTGGCATTTCAGGTTTAGGAATTTTCAACTTCAAATTATCAAAGAATCCTTTGATTTTATCAATGAATCCCTTTACTCCATCAACCGCATCTCTTATTGGATCCATAATAAATCTTTTTGCCGCTTCAAATTTTTCTTGTGCTGCATTCTTCACTGCATCAAATTTTTCTCTAGCTGAATTATATAAATCAGTAAATTTTTGTTTGGTCTGATTGTAAGCATCTGTTACTGGTTGAATAACATTTTGCTTTACTGAATTCCAAGCTGAAAGTGTATAGGATTTTATAGATTCCCAATTTGATAATATCCAATTAGCTAAATCAGCAAGCTTTTGCTTGGTTGTATTCCACATCTCTTGAACTGGTTGAATTACATACTGTTTAACCAAATTCCAAGCTATAAGAGTGTATGATTTGGCAAGTTCCCACTGTGAACTTAACCAAGAGATTAAATCACTAAACTTCTCTTTTACCAAGGTCCAAGCTTCCTGTACAGGCTGGGTAATATATTGTTTAAATAATCCCCATGCAACTTGGGCCACAGCTTTTGCGATTTCCCATCGTGTACCGAGCCATGTAACTAATTCGCCTATCTTTGTACTTACCCAATCATAAGCTTGTTGAATTGGTTGAATGATATATTGTGAAATGGCTGCCCACGCAATTTGTACCCCTGCTTGTATTAATAGCCATCCAGCCTGTAGTACTGTTGAAATTAATGAAATAATTGGATCTAAAACAGTAACAATGGTATTCCAAGTTTCTTGCCAAGCTTGTACGAGTGTCCCCCACAATTCTGAAGCTGTTGTAACTAAAGAAGTCCACCAAGAAGACGCTGTTTCCACAATACCTGACCACAAACTACTAAAAAATTCACCTATAGGATCAAAGAAACTATGCATCATTTCAGTGAATGAAGCCCAAGCACCTGAAAAGAATTCAACAATAGAAGTCCATGTACTACTACATATTTCGCCAATCCCTGTCCATAAATCACTAAAAAACTGACCTATTGGATCAAAGAATGAGTGCATGGTTTCTAAAAAAGAAGTCCACGCTTCACTAGAGGATTGAACAATACCATCCCAAAGCTCTATTAAATATTCTTTAATAGAATTCCATGTTTCTATTGTCCATTGTTTTATAGAATCCCAATTTTGATAAATGGCTATACCTAAGGCGACTACCGCGGCTACAACCACAGCAATTAAAGCTACCCATCCCATCATCGCTAATCCAATGGTGGATATGGTGACGACTATTGGAGCTAATGCCATAAATGCTCCTGCAATGACACCGATAGCAACTGCTACCGCGGCTAGTGTTGCGGCTAATTTTGGATTGTTTGAAACCCATTCAGCAATTTTAGCAATAACATCAGCTATAACACTAAGGACTGGCTTAAATGCAACTTGTAAATCTTGCATCGCTTTTTGAAATTTAACTGCTGGGTTTGCATCCATTTTCTTTATAGATTCATTTAAGTTCTTTTGGTTCTTATCAAAATCTATAACCTTTTCTTTTGCTCCTAGCAATGTATTAATGATATTTTGCCCTTGATCTTCATACATTGTTCCGAAAAATTTAACCCCTAATTCATTACGTTTTGTTTCATCTTCAACCTCTGATAAAGCTTGTGCAATTTCAGTCATAGCTGCCGATCCATCTTTACCACCTTTAGCTACTGCCTGACCCCATTTTTCAACTTGTTCTGCTGAAATTTTTGTGCCTTCAAGCGATTCTTTCATAGCTTTATCGACACCTTGACCGAACTCAGCCGCTTTAATACGCCCTTCTTTCAATCCGTCTAAAAGGTTATCAATATTCCAGGTTCCTGTTTCAACGCCAGCTGCCATAATAGCTTGTACTTCTTCAGCGTTGTAGCCTGCTCGTGTAAGCTGACCACCATATTCGGCGATAATATCTAATTGTTCCGGTGGAAAACCCATTTTTAATAAGGCATCAGCCATACCGAGAGCGCCTTCTTGTGAAATACCTAATTCATTACCGATTTCATTTGTTTCTTGAATTAGTTCAGTAAAATCTATGCCTTCATAAGACTGAGAAATTGCGGCTGCTCCTCTTACAATTGCTGCATTCGCTTCATCGCTTACACCTTTATTTAAAGCCCATTGTCGACGCACACCTGCAAGTGACTCTTCAGCGTCTAACCCATAAGCAGTTATACCCCTAATAGCCTCTTCAACTGATTTTTTTGATGAATCTGGAACATCAAAAGCAATATCAATTTTCGTTTGTAGCTTTGACATATCCAATGATTTTTCAATAGCGGCTGAAATACCACCACCAGCTGCTAACCCACCAATAACATTTTCTAACCCTATTTTTAAACCTTCAAACTTCTTCTCCGTTCTTCCGACTTCTTGTTGTAAATCTCTTAATTCATTTCGAACTTGCTGGATTGAATTACCGTCATCCACAGATCGTAGAGCACGTTGTAATTTTTCAATATCTGCTTCTGTTCCTAATGCTTCTCGTCCGATAATCCCAATTGCTTGTTCTAACTGCCGACTTGTAGCTGTTCCATTTTTAATTGCATTCACAAGACGATTTCCTAATGCTCCTGCAAAATCATCAACGCTTTTCCCAGTAGCGCTAAACAATGTTTCTAATTGTCTTGTTGAACTCGCTACACTATCTTGCTCAGCCTTCATGTTTCCAAGCTTATTCTTTAGGCCATTAAGCGATCCTTCTGTAAATTCAATTTCACGCCTAAATGCGCGATATTGCTCTTCGGAAATTTTCCCATTTTGAAATTGCGCTTGGACTTGTTGTTCCGCTGCCTTCAATTTATCTAGCTTTTGCGTTGTATTTTCTACTTGTTGAGTTAATAACTTTTGCTTCTGAGCTAAAGCTTCAACATTACCAGGGTCAAATTTTAAAAGACGTTCAACATCTTTTAGTTCTTTGGCCAAGCTATCACTTTGCTTATTAACATCTTTTAGAGAATTTTGTAACGGTTGAGTGTTACCATTAATCTCAATTGTAATCCCTTTAATTCTTCCTGCCATTTTCTCACCCCTTTCTTAGAATGAATCAAAGTCTTTTTGATTTGCTTTTCTAACTTTTTCTTTATCTGGATTTTCTAATTCAGCGAATTCAGAAATATAATCAAAGCAATCACCAACGGTCATTTCTTCTAAATCACCATGTGTTAAATTTGCTTTATAACAAAGAGCAAGGAAGAATTCAGTTGTAAATTCCTCATCACTGAATGTCCCTTGCTCTTTATCATTTTCTGTTATTTTTTTTTTGCTCCCATAGTAACTTGGATTAAATCCATAATTTCTGGCATAATTTCTTCGATAGGGAACTCTTCAAAGCCATCTAACCACACCATAGGATCAGGAATACTTTGATCCGCTGTTTTAGCGAATAACCAAGTTAAATCATAAATAAGCTCAAAATCCACATTACTTAAATCAACAGTAGACATATCAATAGGTTGTTGCGTACCATCCGTTGAAGTTAATGCACTAATTGCTCCTAATCCCATCAAGTCTGCAAATAAATTACGTCTAAATTGAGCCTTATAACGTTTGACTGTTGCTGCTGTACTTTTAAGTCGGACTTGTTTTCCGTCTATTGTGATTGTCTTTTCCATTTACTTACGCTCCTTTTGGTGCTGCTGGTTTTTTAACGTACACTTCTTTGTACCAGTTATCGTAAATTGCTTGAGTTGTTTTAGAAGTTGTTTTTGTTTTAACCATTGGTCTTCCACCAGGCGCTAAAACAATTGGACTAGATACAAACTTCAATTCATTTGTATTTGGTTCAGCTGAATTCGTTTTTGTTTTAGATGCAATTGTTGGACGGCTTGCTGCACAGTTATACATAACGTGTCGAGTTGCGTTCACATCGCCATCGAATTCAAATAGTAATGCAAATGATTTCCCTTTAGCATCAGCTAACTCATTTAATACACCGTCTGTTTCATCTAATTGCTCACCTAATGCATCAACAGCGAATTGCTCCGGAATAGTTGCAATAGATAGGGTTCCGTCATAACCTTGGTTATTACTTGCTGCGTAATAAAGCATGTCATCCGCATAGAATTCAATTAAATCACCGCGTGGCTCAAATGTTAGCTCCACCCCACCAGGTAACGGGATTGGCGTACCAAACTTTACTAAAAAATCTTGAACATCAATTGGGACATAATGTACATTCTTCAAACCAAACGTAACTTTATTTTCTTTTGTCATTTATAACAACCTCGTTTCATATATTTTTTGATACAATTTTTCAGTTTCAATAAAAGCCCCATACGAATCATAAGGAATCTCATTATCGTCTAGTACGTTTTCAAGTTTTGCTTCTGCAACTAAATCTTTTTTAGTTGTATAAAGCTCAATATTTGCATCGTCTATCTTGTGATAAACCTTGTTATCAGCCATTAAATTTGCTGATCCATCCACAAGAATACAAATATAAGGTGGCGCTGGCACTGACTTACCTGGCGTTGCTATGAAATGCGAATAAGCCACAGGATAACCTGTAGCTTCAAGGATTTTTATTAATTCACCTAAGTTCATTATTCCAGCGCCCTTTCAATACGTCTTGGTACTTCATTAATTACATACTCTTCAACAGGACGAATATGAACTTGAGCCGGAACACGTCCACCACCAGCCTTTGCATGGCCATTTTCCAACAGATGCGTTAGTTGTCCTTTTGTATTGTGGACGACAACACTATTACCTTCTTTTTTCTTACGCCACCCTTTACGATAAGCGCCTGTTTTTTTAGGGCCACTTTGTCTTAATTTACTTACAGCAACATCAGCCACTTCTTCTTGTGCGGTTAACAATTCTTCTTCCATAACATTTGCATATCTTTGTAATTCTCTAGCAAGTTCGCTCGCAAAACCGTTCATATTAAACATGCTCCTTTGCGATAATAGTCAATGTTTGATACATCTCATCATCATTCATTGGCGGTTCGATAATATCAAAGATACGATCCTTCATTTTAAATCGCATTAATTCTGTAATACCCGTTGTATAAGGAATTACAAACCGATAAATTCGTGTAGACTGTGAAGCTGAAGCTTCAATATACTCCGAACCTTTTATCGTTTTTATCATCGCCCATGCCTTTTTAACTTCTTGCCAATTACCGGTTTCAACTTCTTGATTCAATTCATCTTTTATTACTTCAGGTTGTTCAATGACAATTCGATTTCGACAATCACCTGTATTCAGTGGTTTCTTGTACTGAAAAGGACGCATATTAATCACCGCCCAATTTAATTTCTTCTAAAGCTTTTGCAATACCAAAACTATTAATTTCCGTTAAAAAGTTTTTAGTAAAATACTCAAGCGCATCGTTATAAACATAGCGAGAACGTTCAAAAACTAATTCTTTGAACGTCTCATCTTTGTTTATGTCATACAATCCACACACTTTTATTAAAGCTTCATTGGATGCAAAAAGGATGCGTCTTAGGTTATCATCTTCATCATCACCTAAGTGCATCCTATCTTTAAATTGCTGTAAAATTTCATCTGAAATTATTTTGTCCATTCACATCACCCTTGAGCTGGAGGTGTTGATGTTTCTGCAACTTTTAATTCATAAACTTGTGCTGCATATTTGTCTTTTGGCTTACCTGTAGCATATTGCTTAGCGATATAAAGTGTTGCATCTTCTAACGCTAACGTTTGGTCAAACTTTTTAATTGGCTCCGTTCCACCCATCGCCGCAATATACTCTCCTTTAACAAAAAACAGCACTTTCCCTTGCGGTACAAACACTGATTCTGTAGGCGTTGGATTGAAAGGTAAGCTGGTTACATAAACTCCAGCCGCATTTAAAGTTGTTGCATTCGCTTGAACATCAAATGTGTCAAACGGGTTCGTTACCATAACCACTTTCCCAGCAATATTTTTCGGCTTATCTGCATCTTTACCATCGGCCTTTAATTTTTTAGCAAGTAATTTAACAACATTTTTTAATTCATTAATTGTTTTGCGACCTGGCTCAAACGTTAATGTACCAGCAACCTTTTTATCCGGATATACACCACCAACAACATTTCCACTTGGATCTTTTAGCAAGCCAATAGGTTCATTTTTACCTGTACCAATTACAAATCCTCGCTCTAATCCAACCGCCATCGCTTCTGTAATCATTGTACGAACATAACGTTCCACCCATACAGGCCCAAGATTTAACATATCATTTGACAATGGAATAAATGCTGTTAATTTAAGTTGAGCAATTGGCTCTTTTCGGAATGTTGCGTTTAGCTGCCCTTGAATATCACCAAATAATGGTCCCCATACAGCTGCACCTTCTGGATCTCCATAGATGAATTCTGTAACAGCGCCTAAATTCTCTAATCCAACGTGTTGTAAGAACGGATGCCCGTCAACTAAATCATCAAAGATTCGCTCCTGCGTTGTTTTAGGGAGAATCTCAGTATCTTTAAATCCACCATCTTGCACAACTGCATTAAAGAACTTCATTTCCTCACTTGTTAATACATTGGAACCACGAGATTGCATAATAGAACGGTCTACCATAGATTCATTTACTTGATTTAAAATATCTACTCGTACATCTGTAGCAAGTGCCTCAATCATAGAATTCAACGCTGCTGATTGTTCTTCTGCTGTACCTTCCTGTGTCGCTTTCGCAAATGCTATTTTCTTCTCTTCAAAGTTATTAAATTTAATTACCATGTTTTATTTTCCTCCTAAAGTTAAAAAGAGCGTACTCAGATTCTGTTTTTTATTAACAGGCTCTTGAATAGGCTCTTTTGAATTTTGATTATTTGGTTGTTTCATATACTTCGCTACTAAATCTTCTTTGAAATTTTCTACTACTTCCACTTCTTCATCTTCTTGCGAATCATCAATTTCAATTTCATCAGCAATTTCGTCAGCTAAACCAAGAGCAACTGCTTCCTCTGCTGTTAGCCAAGTTTCATCTTTTAAAAGTTGTTTTAATTCTTCATCTGTTCCAACAAAACGCTTCTTATAAGATGCTGCTAAAGCTGCATCAATCTTTCTTAAATCTCGTGCTGTTTTTTCAAAAAGATCTGCATTTCCATATTCAAAGGTACTCGCTTGATGAATCATCATCATAGTATTACTAGGCATAATGATTTTATTACCTGCCATTGCAATTACAGATGCGGCACTAGCCGCCCAACCATCAATATGAACTATAATTTCTGCATTATGTTGCTTTAACTGATTACAAATCGCTACACCATCGAATGCGGAACCTCCACCCGAATTAATATGAACGTGAATTTTTTCTGCTTTAACATCTTGAATTTTCCTTCTTACAGCTTCAGCATTATTTTCACTAAACCACCCACCGATTGAACCATAAACAGTTAATTTGTACTCATTTTCACCTTTAGCTTCAAAACGAATATTCCGTTTTAAATTTAGAAGCTTATTCATATTCACTTGTTCCATCATTCCTCACCTCCTTTTTCTCCATTCATTTGAGTATAGTTTTTTGTAATATAGTGTTTGTCCAAGCTCGGATCATTTGATGATTCATATCCTCCCTCCAATCTAATTTCATTACCTGTAAAGGCACCAGAAGAAATAAGCTTATCGATACTTGTTGCAAGATCAAAAATACTTTGATAAGAAATAGATTTAATTTCTATCCTTTTTCCTCCAAGATAATCTTTCTTCTCAAAAAACTTCACATTTGATTCATCAGATAACTTCTTTAGCAAAGGATTTACAGTGAATAGCATATAATTTTTTGTTTGCTTCTCTACATCAGCCATTTCGCCATATATCAAAGCTGTTGGAATACCGATTGCCATAGCTACTTGATTTAAGAAACCATTTGTTACCTTATTGATTTCTTCCACACTTGGACCATTCGCAACACCATTGTATATTTCGTTATAATTAAAACCCTTTTGTTGTGGAACAATAGCAATATCCTTATTACCAAACGCTTGATACATATCATCAATAAACTTCTGTAATTTCGTTATGTTCTCTTCCGTTTTGGCACCTGTCATTTCCATATCAACTGTTCCACGAACTTGATTTTTTCGTTTTTGAGAACTTAGTATTCTACTGAACAAATCTCCGTAATCTGTAAATAAACCATCAATAAGCGGAGATAGTTTGTCATTTCGATATTTCAAGTGAATTACTTCACTTTGCCTAAAACTTCTCTTAAACGTATAATCTTTTACTATTACATTGGTAAAAGTATCTTCAAAAACAGCATATTCATTATGTTGAAAGTCATCAGCAATAAGTAGATCGCCATCATCGGCTTGTATAATTAAAGATTCATTCTCATAAATGAGCTTATGAATATACTTTTCCCAAAAGGTACTTGCTGTCATATTCTTGTTTGGTCTAACGTTTAATCGATAATAAAGTTCATTCTTCTCAAATCCTTTACCATGTCTTACTCTGAATTCAGATTGACTTATTGTTCTCGCCAAAAATGATACACATGTATCAATTGCCAATCGTTTCATATGAAGTCTGTTTGCTGTATCTGTAATTATGTCGAGATCCACCATAAATTCTAGTTCTTTATTCCTTTTAAATACTGAACCTAACCATCCAATGGTTATCACCCCCTTTGTTAGAATTTAATGTCGCCTATAACAAAATCAGTTACTTCTTGTATTTCATCAGCTCTATAGAGAGCATGTACAAAACATTGGAATCCATCAGTTTTTCTGCGTACAGGCTCTTTCTTCTCATACATCTTATTACCATCATTCTTAATAACAACCAATACGTTTTGTGTATACCATCGCATTAGAGGGTTATCATCAAAAACAATTTGACGATTTGCAAATGCCATTTCAATTCGTGGTGCTAATAAACCATGTATTGCTTTTGGATTTCTAATAATCTCTACTTCAAAACCTTCCTCTATTAATAATGGCTTTATAGCTTCTAATCGATAATTATCACCTATAATCTTTTTTAATCCGTAGGTTTCACGCATTTCTACAAACCAATTTACAATATGAATCGGATTAATTGTTGGCTCGTCCACAACTGTTAAAAGTCCTTGCTCTTCCCAATCTTTTATTGGTGCAAATTTCTCCTTCTTATACACATTTGCTTTTTTAGAATAGCCATAATAAATATCAACAAACTCTTTTCGTACAAAAGAATGTGTTTTGAAAATGTATTCACCGTCTACTCTAAATAAAAGACCACAAGCTGCGAAATCTCTAATACTTGCAAAGTCTAACGCCCCAATACATTCTCGACCGTATAAATCAGGAAACGGACGATTTGTAGCAACAATCTCTTCCCATTTTGCTACTGATCTTTCTAAATTTGTTACAGGTAAGTTCATACGCTTTGTCATAAACTCTTCACGATTACTTGGATCATCTTCTAAATCTTCGTATTCTTCCTTTATCGTTTCAAGTAAACCTTCTGCATACTCACTTAATGGATGAGATAACATCGGATTTGCCATTTCCCAATTATCTGGATTATCTACTTCCCTTTCATCATTCAATTTGCATATGAACGGAAAAATAGCATTGGGACGGGCTTCACCTTTCAAGACCTTCATTGCTTTTTCTTTTTGTTTATCTAAGAAACCATCACGAACATATCCATCTGTACCAATGTAAAACTCACGTGGATTCTTCTTTTTCCCTAAACCACTAATGTGGACTCGAACATCTTTATTACTTTCATATTGATGTATTTCATCGAATACAACTGCACCATCACGCAAACCATCTTTTGTATCTCCGTTTGATGTCCTAAACTTCAATACACTTCCTGTGGCTTTAGAAACAGTTTGAGTTAATGTTGTTTTAAATGCTCGTTGCAATATTTCATTACGTTTAACGCATTTATGAACTTCATCTGGACTTGTTTTCGCCTGTTCTTCACTGTTTGCAACAACGGAAATGTTATACTCCGAAATACCATGCATTTCACTAATTAAAAAATGAATGATGACTGATATTAATCCGTTCTTACCACCACCACGTCCAAGCATCCATAGAAACTTACGATAAAATACGCGACCATTTTTCTTGTAAAATAAAAAGACGAATGCTATTAAGAATCTCTGAAATGATTGCAATGGAAAGTACCACTTTTCACCAAAGCGGATACACTTCTCAATCATTTCATCATCAAAATACAAATCGTCTCTGTTCAAAACATACTTTTCTAGGTAGTCAATTAACAGTTCTCTTTCTTTGTTGAATTTAATTTTTCCACTTCTATAAAGCTCAATGTATTCATCTACATACTTTTGCCTAATCATATTAAATCACTTGGACTGTATCCCGTATTAGAAGCACCAACTTTAGGAACAAATTTTATATCTCTTCCTAAAGCAATTATAGAACTGTTAATTTTGTTCCGCTCACTTATAAGAGGGTGGGCTTTGACAAAAACTTGAGAACCATTTTTTACTGTTACAGATTCACCTTCTTTATTAATGGTTTTATTTATTTTTCTAAACGCTTTGACTAGATCAATATATCTTTCTACTTTTTCAACTTCGATTAAATCTGTAATATCAATATTATTCATGAGCTGTTCTTTTAACCTCACAATACTAACAGCCATCTACCCACCCCCCCTTACGTGCGTAATTTCGAAAAAAACCTGACAGTTAACCCCCTCCTCCGGTGCCCCTAAATTATTTTAGGAACGGATTTATTTACCGGGGGGTATATTCAACTCCTCTATCCTGTTTCAAAGAATTGCATCGCCTGTGCGCAACTTTAACATTACCCCATGTGTGAGTTCCACCTTTAGCGATTGGTATTAGATGTTCAATACTTGGATAATAATCATCGTTAGTGTCGATGTTAACATTTACTGTTTCTCCACATAAATAACAAGCATTTCCATCTCGTTTCAATAAACGTTCGATAGATATCTCCCAATTCACATTACCATTTTCAATGATTCGTTTTCGTCGTGTTGTTTCTTTTCGCCTGTTATTATATTTAAGACTACAACCTTTAGAGCAATAAACCGTTTTACTTCTTGTTGTATTGAAGTGCTTACCACATTCTTTGCAACGCTTTTGAATATACACAATGTTTCTTTTTCTTTCTTCTTCCATCTTCTTTAACTGACTTTGATACAAACATTCTGCGCTACAATAAACCTTATTACTTTTAGTTGTTGTGAACTCCTTGTTACAATGGCAGCACGTTTTACAATATAACTTTCTTTCTACTTCTTTTTTATTTTCTTTCAAAGAATTACGAAAGCATTCAGGAGAACAATAGTCCTGCTTTTTGTATTTATAAAACACTTCACTACACTGATTGCACATTTGTTTATGTCCTCTATGTTTGCCGTTATATTTCCTTCTACACTTATCACTACAGAACTTAGTTGTTTTATATTTCGATTCTTTTTCAATCCCACAAGACTTGCAAACAATTAATACGCCCATCTCATTTTCAACTCCAATACAATTAATTGCCATATCTATATGGTATCAGTTTGTATTATTGCAGTGAACAGACTATATTTTCACCACTTTTCATCATGTTCCCATTTGTTGATTTTCTTTTTGAATACTCTACCGTGTTCTTTATTATGGCAATCCACACAGATTGTTTCGAGATTATCCTTTTCTAATGCAAGTTCGGGATGATGTTCAAGTTCTTTTATATGATGGACAACGAGTTGAATCTTCTTACGCTTTGCACTCTCACTGTATTCATTCGTATTTGTTTGTACTCGACCATTGCGCTTACACTCTTGGCATTCATAGTTATCTCTCTTCTTCACTTGCTCGCGTATCTGTTTCCATTCACCACTGTCGTAGAACTTACGCTTCTGTTGTTTGGTTTTATATTCTTTCATAACCGATAAAGCTCCACCTGTTCTTCCACAATAGGATGATTATGTTGAATAACTTCAGTATTGAAGCGCTTATTATCAGCTGGTACATGTTCAATGTGAATGTATATCCGATTAATCTTATCAATCGATTGTGATTCCCAATCAAATGCGACACGTAACTTTCTATCTATCTGTTTGCCTTTGTAATGAACAATAGGTTTAGCATCTATATCTGTTAATGTAATTGTTAATAAAGGTTCTACAGTCTCATTAGATTGTTTGTACTTCTCTAACTTATACATATCTACAAACGCACCGTTACATTTCGGACAAACAGTCACTTCTTTATATTCTTCTTTAGACGTACGATACACTTTATCTTGATGGCCACAAACTAAACATCTAGAAGTGTTATAATATTTAATTTCTGTACGCACCTCACACATCTATCCTCACCCCATTCGAAAGAATATTCCGATTACTCATTTACAAATAAATACAAATCGCTATAATAAAATTAACATTGCCATCTGGAAAAGTGATTCGCCCCCATGCGAGTTGCTTTTCCTTTTTTATGGCTATTGTTTTAAAAATTCATCTATTGTTTTATCGAGTAAACTAACCATTGCTTCTCTTCTTTGCTTTGGTGTTGTGTTATCTTCCATCTCATTAAAGATAGGAAGCACACTTTCTAATTTTTGTTTATCGATACGCTCATTTACAAGATTTGTTCCTAACATCGAAATGAATGTGCTGATTATAACCGCTTTTTCTTGTTTAGTTAGTTTCATTTATTTAACTCCTTTTTTTAAAATCATGCTTTAAATTTTGTATCTCACGTTTAAACTTCCATATAAAATACTTATCTTTTAAGCATGCATAAAAAGCAAACCCTTTAACAGTTTTCATCTTATCCTTCATCCTCCTCCAAAATAAAAGGTCACGTTTTTTTACGTGACCTTCGATAATATTCTATTTACTTTTTAACTCTCTAAAATTTATCTTTATATCATCAGATATAATAATTTTATTAAAAATATCTGGTTGCTCTTTGTCTTTATAATACTTTCCAGCTGTTGAACACACCTTCCGACAAAAGGCATCTACGCCTATTTTTATAACTAAAATATGATCATCCTCTTCTAATTCCCACGTTTTACCGAAAGAAGTAGTAGTATCTGTTAACTCAAAAACAAAATTCTCTGACTCTTTTGGACTATGTTTCTCTTTCATATGTTCACTAATATCACTTGATCCATCATGAAGAAGATTACAACGTAACTGATAAACCGCATCACCATTGAACTTATGCAATTCTTCCATTCCCTCAGGTATTTCGAATTGATATATATGCTTGTTATACCATTCAGCATACCTTTTCCTTCCCGATTTTATTTTAGGATATTCAATTTCCCCACAAATATCAGGTAATATCAATGTTAAAGCTAAAGCGGACAAATAGTTTTTATTCTCCAAATTGCTCATGATTTCTTTTATAAGATTATCCAAATTATTATCACCTTTCTACAAAAGTAGCTAATTTTTTGTCAAAATCTATCATATCACAACTACGGTAAATGAAGTTTTATTCTTCTTCCAACTACCTAATGTTACCAACATCATTAAGTAATTGAAAGAAGAGCAAAAGCTCTCCTTAATAACGGTATCATTTAATCATTACCATCTGCTGGTTTCGGATTTTATGTGCCATCATTATGAAATCGTTTAGACAACATATAGTTTATAAAGGAACATTGCGAGTTGTGTTTTCCGCCACTTCTCACAATACAAATATATCATGTGAATTCCAAAACAACCGGCACATTTACTGCCAAAAAGCGGCCACTACTCTGCCACTTTTTTTGGATTAACAAACTGTAATATTAAAGACGATTTAAGTAATTGAAATAATTTAAGCGCATCTACCTTAGAAAGAGTATTATAGTCATGAAAACCATGAGCTATCGAATTACGGTTAAGGTTTGTTCCTAATAATTCATCCTTAGGTGTAATAAAAGTATTGTGAAAAGTTCTAAGAACTGATGCAACAAAGACATGTTTAATTTTTTCTATCTCTAGCTCACGATATTCTTCCGGCTTAATCTTTTTATAAATTCTTCTTAAATTAGGGTTAGACTTAATCGATATCATTTCTTTTGTTATATTCCCCTTAATCCAAAAGGTAATAACATGCTCAAACGCCGCAAACAATGGCATAATGCATAATTTATATAAACCTAATTTGTAGGCTTCATAAGCCTCTTCAATTAAAGTTACATGAATTTCGTACATGGGATTTCGAATTATTTCTGCAACATAGGCTTCCAGATTTTCTTCAACATACTTTGATAAATTTTCCTCTTTCACATTACCGTTAACTAAAGATATAGCAATCTTCATATCTAAACACCAATACTCTTTTTCATGTTCAAATAAAACCCTATCAATCTGTTTTAGTTCTTCTGCTGCAGCTTGATTCAATACTTCCCAATTTATATTTTTATATCTGTTTATTTGTTCGAATAGTGGCAGGTATTGTTCTTCTATTCTTTTACTCAACTCCTGCATCGGTTTCAATTGGTTTTGTATTATTCTTTTACTCAACCCCTGCATCGGTTTCCATTGGTCTTGTATTCTTTTATTCATCGCCTGCTGCATTGTTTCCCATTGCACTTGTATGCTTTTCCAAAACTCCTGCATTGGTTTCAATTGGTATTGTGCGCTTTTTCCTAATTCCTGCATTAATCTACTTTCTTCTTGTATTCTTCTGCGTAAATCTATATTCTCCTGATTAACTTTTGGTATTTCATATCGATAAGGAATTATTTCACTTTTTTTACCTAACACATCTCTATTCTGCTTTTTCTTGTTTTCCCTCTTTAGATATCTTCTTTTTTTCCCCATACTTAGCACCTCTTCCCTATAAATATTCTATCATCAAAATATTTAAGGAAAAACATTACTTTAATGACTTACCCATATCTTATATTTTGTGTAACCAAATTAAACGCTAAAACTCTTAATATACCTAATTTTATCTATACTTCTATTTGGAGTTACACAATATATAAAAAATAGTGAACTAAAAGATAAAAAGTGTAAGGTTACACTTTTTATCTAAAAGAATAAATTTTATTATTTCAAAAATTAGATACCTTAAATTTATTACAAAATCTTTTCTGAAACCAACTTAAATTCATTATTTTTCATTTTCATTTGAAATACTGAAATTCGTTTTTTCTTAGCGATTTCTATCAGTTTCTCTTTATCTTCATTACTTATTTTCGCCCCTAAATAAATAGATTCAGGCCTAAATAATGACCGGCTAAACCCTTCCCCATTTCCCAGTGTGAACGCTAATCTCCATTCTTTTTCATATGACCATTCTGTCGACTTTATAATAGCGGCGTATGTTCCTATTAAATTATTAAACCTACCAATATTCTCCCTAGCCTCAAGAAAATACCCTGCAATATCAAACATTTCATCTTTATATATTACTGGTTGTAGTAATCTTGTTAGTGGATTTTCTATTCCCACCTTTTTAAAATTGTATTCAATACAAAAGCCAGTATGGTTAGTAGCATAATGACTCCACATTAAAATAGAATCGTTCACTTCACTAAAACAACTAATCAGAGTTCCTTTTTGAAACATTTCATTCATTTCTAGTAGTTCTTTATTCCCTTCTTCCTTCATCATCCGTTCTATTGCTCTGGCATAGCCATTTATTCCTTCTCCCTTTTGTTTTGCTTTAAGATTTTCATCTAAATTCAAAATAAATGTAAGTGCCTCTACGAAATTCATATTCTGAAACTTTTCAATTTCCTCTTCTTTTACTTTTAAATTAAATTTGTTGATAATTTCAGGGAACTTCACTTTCAATACAGAAGCAAGTCTATCTGTTAAATCAGAACTCATTGTCAAAGCACAATCATAAGGATCATTGAATTCAGCTGCTGTATTAAACCAAACCTCATCATTTGTAAAATTTTCAATAGAATATTTACTAACTGTCCGATATTTATATAAAGCAGATGGTATATTTTGATACTTTAACTCCATTGCTTCTCCTATTTGAATATTTTTCATATTCTTTGGATACATCAATTTTACATATTCACTTATCCACATAAACATGCCCCTCTCTAAAGAACTAAATTATAAATCTCGTATATTTTGTAAATGCAATAAGAATTTTAACATACTTTTCAAAATGAAGTCACTAAATCCTGAACTTTTGCATAGCTTTATCAATTGCATCTTGATTTACACCTATATACCTCAATGTTACTCGTTCACTTGAATGATTAAATATCTCCATTAACAAGGCTATGTTCTTTGTCTGCATGTACATATGGTATCCAAATGTCTTACGTAATGTATGCGTGCCGATTTCACCTAATCCAAACTCCGCTGCTGTACCGCTAAGTATCTTATATGCCATACTTCTTCCGATTGGTCGATTCTTTCCTTGTCTACTCTTAATTAAATACTCATGATCCTCCCTTTCTTTGATATACCATTTTAATTCTCTTCGCAATGCTACAGTAATTTGAATACGTTTCTGTTTACCTGTCTTCATTTCACGCATTGAGATGTGGCTTCCCCTTAAATCTTCAACCTTCAGTTTCAAAATATCACTAATACGTAGACCTGTATTAATTCCCATTACAAACAAAATATAATTCCTTTCGCTCTTTTCCCTTAAATATTCTTTAATTTGCTGTATTTGCTTTGGATCACGTATTGGCTGAACAAAATTCATTACTCATTACCCCCAATTTCCTCAGTCTCATAAACTTCTAATCTCAGAGCAAAAGCAAGTTTATAAAATACTCTAGCCTTAACACGTCGATAAGTACGCTCACTCATGCCGATTTCGTTATATACCATATAGTCACATACATCTTCATCTTCTAAATAACGCTTAATGATGATGTTCCTTTGATCTTTTCCTGCACGTCCATTACCCAAACGACTAAGAAACTGATTAATACGAAATGACGTTTGCTTAACCCATTCTTCTCGCTTACTTTGTTGTATATTTGCCATTGCTACATCTTCTAATAACTTTCCTACATCATTTGTAGGTCCATGATATCTAATTTCATAAGAAGGAGTGACTTTCATTTCTTCACGCATCATTCCAAACTGTCTATATAAACGTACACTTTCGAGAACACCTTCTAATTTTTTCTGCGTTGCTGCTCTATCGATTTTTGGTAAGAAAGATAATTGTTTAGTCATGTAAGACCACTCCTTTTTATTTTTAAATTACTTTTGTCTTAAAACTCCACGTCTGCGTTCATAACGTGGTCCATGAATATCGATTAAACCTTCAATATCATGAGTGCTTAACTTCTCTTTTCGCTTTTCTTAGTTTTCTTTTTCATTTGATTGGATTGTTTTTTCCACTCTCGTAATTTGTCCTTTAGTGCCTTCATATTTCCCCATCTCCCTTTTCAAAATAAAAAGGACACCTATTCCTAAAACAGCTTTAATTGCTGTCTTAATGAATTGGTGTCCTCTAGTTTTCTAGCTGGACTAGATTAAAGTTTCGTTTTTTTGAAAATTTTAAAATTTATCCTTTTCAAACGCGTATTTTGCTATAATCAACTTGTAATTACTATATTACAGGAAAGGAAGAAAGTTAAATGTCTATAAGAGATAGAGCAACTCTTGAATTTACCTCTGAATTAATTGATGAATTAATTGAACTAAGTAGTAGTGAGAAAGTTAGAGAGTTTAGCAGCCATCCCAAAAAGCTTTATAAACATTACTTAGCTGGAATTCTTAATGATATAATTTTTGAAGGCCACGTAGTCCAAAACTTCTTTTTTCATCAGGCAAAATCTATGGCATTTTTACCCAGACAATGGGAGAACAAAGATGCTTTTGGCTATAGAAAAAACAAAGAAGAAACTATTAACACTTTAAAAGCTAACTACTTTATTTCTCCAGAAAGGGATAGCCAATTAGATATAATAATAGCTTTCCTTAGAAAGTATTTAAATGACTTAAAGTATAATAGAAAAACTTTATATCTTGTATCCGAACTTGAAAAAATAATTAAAATAAAAGAATATTATCGTGTCAAAAGAGGTCTTTCTATAAAAGACCATCAATGGTTGGATATCACAGAACATCACGAATTAGTACTGACTTCACCTGAATTCTTTAATTATCTTGATTTAATTAATCTTTGGAATGATTACATTAATAAGCATGATAGAATTAATCAATTACTAAGTAAAAACGCAAGGGATAAATTTAACCGAGAGCTACGAGAATTAGATTATTCAATAAAAGGTAGTGAAAGGACATTAATAATTTTGGCAACTAATTTTGTCGAATCTTACCTTTATTATTATTTTTATAATATTAAAAGTTCAAATTCTTACCCTAGAAATAAATTACATAAGCAAAAAGGATATATTCAAGATACTCAAATAGTTGAAGATTTAATATTTGAGGAACATAATTCTATCAAACTTAATACAGATATACAAACAGCGTATGCTACCTTCAAAGATTCTTTACAAATCAGAGATCGTTTTGTTCACACTTCTGCATTTGTGGACAGTTCAAATAAATTTGCTCAACTGCAACCACTGTTAAATATTCTTACTGAAGATACTATTAAGTACCTTCAAAATGCTATTGATTTTGTTTATTTAATTGATAGTAATCTACCAACTAATGAACAAATACTTTATTGGTGGGAACAATTTGAAACACCCGACTTTAGTAAAGAAAAATTAATAGATCCTTTAAACAAGCGAAAGTCTTAAGTGCATCATAACTCAGTGCTATTCTCTTCATAAATGGGAGAAAATAGCACTTTTATATCTAGCGACTTTACCATAATAAAAAGACATTACTTTTTGACTATTTGCCTCCCTCATTTCTCTACAAAATTTTAATTTGGTCCTACTTCACATCGACACGTGCTTGACTTGCTTCTCGACTAAATCCATCCGGATATCTTTTAGCTAATTTAGCGATATTCATTTCAGCAATATCTTGTAACGTATATCCAAGTTCGTGAGCCATAATCGATAAATAATACAAAATGTCCCCAAGCTCTAAGGCTAATTTATAAGTGTTTCCGTCTTCTTCTCCTGGACAATGCGATGGTTGGAAACCATGCCCATGATAAATTGCTTTTTTAACAATATCAGAAACTTCACCAGCTTCACCTGTAAGTCCTAAAGTCGCATTTGAAACACGTCCTCCAAAATCAGTTTTGTTATTCCAAGTGCGTAGTGTTGCTTCTTGATAATCGTTTAATTCACCGATTGATAAAATGCTTGCAATCTGTAAAACTGTAGCTTCTTTTATAACCTGTTCACCTTTTCTTGCTTCACTGATTAATTTAGTTGCTTCTAATACACCATTTTCCATAACGTTCATTTTGTATTCCCCTTCCTATTTAGCAAATTCCTAATCCTATCGGACGATTTTCAATCAAATACTTATCAGCCTGATCTATTACAAGGAGCGCAACCTCAGCTTGGTGTCTCCTTAGTGCTTCTGCCATCTCTGGTAAGCTCATACCTTGCTTCCACATTTCACGAAAACGAATTACATCTCTTTCATCCCAAATAAAGTTAGCTTCTTCTAAAGCGATGTATATTTTCAAACGTGATTCTTTCATCGCTTCATGATTTCTTGCTACACTCATAAGCAAACCTACTTTCTAAAAATGATTATTTTATCTTTTCAGTAAACTTAGTGTCCACACGATCAACTTTACCGTTTACCCAAACCGCGACTTGCTCACCAAATCCGCTCATTGGTGGATTTACTGCTGTTACATTTCCGTCCTTCACTATTAAAAGCTTGTTGCTGCTAACATCAATTTCTATTTTTGTCATATGTCCCTCTCCCTTTTACTACCGCATGTACTCGACAACTTCAGGTTTAAAACCACTTCCCAAATAAATTCGTACAGGAATAGCTTCTTTTTTATCCCTTGCTGCCTTACATAACTCTTCCGCTGTATCCCAATTAAAAAACTTATCTACAGCCCGTTGGAATCTCCAAATTGCCATTACATATTGTTCAAAGATGTCATAACGATCATCTTGTTTAGTTGTGCGTGGTAATTCATCCGTGCACTTTGCTTTTTTTGGAACTTGGACGCGTACATCAGCGTATGTATTGCGTCCAGTTCCTCTTTTCACATTTGCTTTCATTACATCGAACTTACAAATTGCTGGCTCTACATCGAAAATATTTAATTGCTTAGGCATGTACCTTCACACTCTTTTCAAGAGCATCAAGTAACTCATTTGCTCCTGCCTTACTCAAAAACATTCGACCGCCCAATAATTCCATGTTTGATTCGGAAACTTCACCTGTTACAAAGCATGACTTTTCTTGTTTTCTTAAGACAATGTTTTCACCCTCAACATGAAATCCTAGTGCCGTTCCTTCAGCAATCCCCAAAGTTCTGCGTAACTCAACTGAAATTACCACTCGCCCTAGCTCGTCCCCTTTTCTTGCAACACCTGTATTTTTCATAGCTTTCCCCCCTTATTAACTAACTTTTTGTTGTTTATTACGTTGTAACTCTTGTTTCATTAATTCGAATTTTATTAACCATGCTTGCCAACGCTTATCATTTTCTGCTTGCTGTTTCTTTGCTACTTCACAATTACAACCGTTCGTTTCAATCACACCAGGATAAGTTTCTTTACGAATGATTCCTGTATTACGGCATAGTACACACATACTTATTCCTCCCTTTTGAAGTTTCGTAAACTGTAATTTTCACCGTGCATTTTCAATACTTGAGTATCTTCCATAATCCGACTAAACTCACGTTCTCCATACATTCCAGCTAACTCCATAACTCCAAAATTGGTAGTAAACAAGTTTGTTCTACCTAACCTACGTTCGAGAATATCCTTGGTTTTCGTTTTCTTCCAAGTAACTCCCTCAGCATCTTTTTCCGTGAACTCGGCTCCAAAGTCATCTAATACAAGTACATCTACATTTGCGAGGATAGACATTAGCTTGTCCTCTCTTAATTCGCTATTTTTATTCCATGTCGATGTAATTTTTGTAAAGAGTGCGTTCATTTCTATAAACATTGCACTGTAGCCTTTTCTCATAATTTCTTTTGTAGCTGCTACGCATAAATGACTTTTTCCAACCCTGTAATCACCTGTAATTACAATGCTTTCCGCTTTGTTAGGATCAAAGTTTCTAGCAAAATTCATCATTACTTCTTTAGCATTTGCTAATTCTTTTGTAGGCGGTTGATAGCTATCAAATGTTGCTTTTTTCAACTTAGGATTAATAAGGCTGTTATCTGAAAACGAATCGTATAAATGAATAATTTCGTTTTTCTTCTTAATAGCCAATGTTTCTTTTGCAAGTTTTTGGTCCTCTTGCTCTACTGATCTACATTGCGGGCAAAACTCTTCATTTGTTTTTGTATCTATAAGTAAGCGTTTATTACAAATGTCTTTTATTTTGTCTTTTCCGACTAAGAAAACATTTGTACATCTATTAGGAGACAACACATAACTTTGATTAAATTTACTCAAAATCGTATTTTTCGATGAAGCTACTGTTTTTCCTAACGCTTGCATTGTTTTTCTCTCCTTTTTTACCTTTGTTTTTAAAATCTATTTCTGCTGCATTCACATCAGCTAAAGTGCGAATATTTTTGTTAACCCATTGTTTTAAAATGCCCTCAGCATAATTCCATTTCTTCTGCTGTTTCAAAGCACGTTCCATAGCTGCTTGTACAAGTTCTTCGCTTGTATCGTTTACCCATTGCGAAATACTTTCAGCTATGAACGTATTTAAAATACCGAAATTATTTTCGTAGAAAGAGAAGATGCTACTACTACTTACATTATCTGTAGTATTCTTTGTAGTAATCTCTGTATTTGTCTTTACTTTAAAGTCAGGAGCTTCATTACTTTTATGTGAAGAGGTACCTGATTTTGAAGTGACTACCCTCTTTACTTCAAAGTCAACAGGGTCTTCTTCGACTTGTTGATACATACTTGATATGCTTTTTATTTCACTTACTTTAGGCTCAACGAACATTACATTATTTAAAGTGATTTCATTTACAATGATTGTTCTAAATTCGATTACGATTAAGTTCATATCCACTAATAAGTCACAAGCTCGTTTAACTTGTAGTTTTGAAAATCCAAATGTTTCTGCTAATTGCTGATAACTCTTTTGTAACTTATCTGATTTGAATTTTTTCTTATAAGTAACCTTGCCAGTATATTCATCTCGAATAACTGTAGGACGATACCAATAAACGATTTCGCTCAATATCATAATCGCTACAATATGAGGTTTACCATTACTAAAAGTGATATAATTAAACCATTCATGATCCACTACATTACCTTTGAAATTTAATCCACCAATTTCAGTTACTACGTTTGCCATAAATATTTACCTCCTGATACAAACTTCCACATATGCTTGTCCACTTTTGATTATTCGTTGAATTTCATAATGCGGATAACCAACTTTGAAATACTGTTCAATCATTTTCTTTAATTCATCCTTGCTCTCTGCTAAGTCCCAGAACTTATTAGGTAATAGCACTTGATATTCAATTAAATCCATGTACCATTCCCCTACTTTCCGTGGTATACTTATAACAACTTGTTTTTCTTAAAGGACCCACTGCCATGGGTCTTTTTATTTTGTTTTATGTCACTCCAAGCCCATCGTTTTATTGGTTCGTAAGTAATGTAAAGTAGTGATGCACTGCACGCGATAAACATTGCGAATACTGCTAATGATGTTGTATCTTCCACTAGATCACCTCCTTTTGTGCTTCTAACCATGCTTCCAAATCTTTTTGTAGAAATAGTAGTTTACGCCCTTCTCTTATCACTGGAAACTTAGGATGATTTGCTAATTCATACATCCTACAAACCGCTATGTTTAAGAAAGCTGCTGCTTCCTTCACTCGCATTACCTTGTTTGGCTGTGATTGTTGTTGGAATGAAGCTAAAGCTGCTTGAATTTCTTCTCGAACAACTTCGCGGATTGACTCTTTAATGATTTGATCTAATCCCATTTTGTTTTGCTCCTTTTTAATTTACTTAACCAAACATAACTTAACTTAACTTAACTTAAAGTTAAGTTACGGACAAAAAATTTTAATTGCATCTAGCTTCACTTTAAAAAACTCAGCAATTTTTACAATTAAGTCATAATAAGGTCGACGCTTCCCGTTTTCAATATACCAATAATAAACTTCAGTAATGCCCACGGCTTCAGCTACTTCCCTACATGTATATCCCTGTTCTAAACGTAGCTGTTTTAGAGTTTTCATAAACAACTCCTCTCTTCCGTTTTTGTTGTTATTTACATATTAACTTAACTTTAGGTTAAGTTCAAGCGTTTCCCAAAACTTTTTTTAAAAAATTACCTTTCCACTTAACTGATAGTTAATATATAATGACAGTGTGACACCATAATAGTGATTTAAAAAATAATTTCACATAAAATAAACTTGGGGTGTTTTTTATTATGTTTAGTCATGAGAGGTTAAAATCATTAATTGAAAAGAAGAGCATCACTCAACAACAGTTAGCTGATGTAATTGGTGTTAGTCATGTTTCTGTTTATAATTATGTCGAAGGGAAAAAAGCACCCGGTACACGTACACTTCAGAAGATAGCAAATTATTTAAAAGTAACAACAGATTATTTGTTAGGTTTATCTGATTCACCAGATTTAACAGCGGGCCAAGATTTACAGCTAACAAAAGAAGCACACGAAATTCTTCAAATCATTAATGACTTACCCGAAGAACAACGAAAAAAAGCATTAGAACAATTAGAGATGTTTGTGAACTACGAGAAATCTAAAGGAAATATGTAGTGTAAAAAGACTATCAAAAAGGTTAGATAGTCTTTTTTACATAACTTTTTCTTTTTTTGTTTCACTCAAACAGATAGAAAATAATGCTTCTTTCGGATCATCCTCTTTTTGCAAAAGTAATAAAGCTTGTTTAATTAGATTAACTTCTCCTTCTTTGCTCTTCATCTTCATCTTCTTCTATCCCCCTCTTTATGTTTTTGTATTTTTTTACAAAAATTTCTTTTTTCTTTTTTCAGCGAAAAAAGAAATTTCTCCCAAAACTACAAATGACATCGTCAATTAAGACGATGTCATTTGTAATATATATAAACTTTTATTATGTATGTTACCAACCGCCACCAGGGTCAACCATCATTTGTTGAACTGTAGGTTTTGAATCATTTGTACTAGGTTTTTCTTTTATAGAATCAGTGTTAATGAATAATGTAGCAGCTATTAATAGTGCAGGAATAATTTTAATTATTTTTTTCATTATTTCACCTCTTTCCGAAGACAATTATACCAATTATTCAAATTAAACCCAAGTGTATTTTTGGTAAATTCGAATAAAATATATTCCCTGACTTTTGACACATCAAAAGAGAACGTTTCATTAACTCTTCTTTTTTAGTACCTTCATATGTTAAAGCTAAATATGCAGTCTGTATGTCTGTTAAACTTCCATTCTTCTCTTTTAATTGATTCAATAGTTTTCTCGCCTCCATTTTGTTACCTTGTTTAATCTTTAAATATGCTAGTTCACCTGAATGAACAACATCTAAGCTACTAATTTCTTTATCATTATGAATCTTTAGAAATGATAATGTATGTTGTACCATTTTTCTTTTTTTCTCAATTCCATTAGTCTTACTATCTCCTATCACTTCTAGAGTCTTTTCCAAATAATGTCTTGATCTCTCATATTCATTGGCTGAAAAAATATACGATTCACCTAACTTTAAATATGCATTTACTTTTGGAAAAGAAAAAAAGTTATCCCATTCAAGATCATCTAATAATTCCATACTAGCATGCCTTGCTTCAATGACTTCACCACCCTGCAACGAAGTAACGGCAATTGCTTCTTTATATCGTAATTTATAACATTCTCGAATGTACCTATTACTTATTTTATTTATTTTTATTTCAAGAGATTTTAATCGCTCAATTAAAGAAGTAAAATTACCCGATTGATATTGCGCTTGACATAATAAAATTTCAATTAACACTTCCATCTCTATTGTTCTTATTGATTTACTTTCCAAGCTTAATGCCTTATGGTACTGTGCAGCATCAATTTCACCTATATATCGTTTATATATAATTCGATACACATTAGCAAATTCTTTATTTTCTGCTACCTTTGATTGTGATTCACTATTTATAATATTAATTAATAAATTAAACTTTCCTCTTAAAGCTAAATCTTCCATTGCCTCACGTAAGTTTTCTGATTTTGGTTTCGTTACATATATATAATCCATTAATAGATTTTCTTGAACCTGTATGCCTTTGTTTAATAGGATGACTGTTTTGGAAAGAAAGCCAAAACTCATGTCTGTGTTACCTTTAAAAATTTTTGTAACAGTACTTGGCTTAACTCCCCAATAATTTGCTAGTTTATTTTTCCTTATTCCAGCTACACATAGCTCTTTTTCAATTTGATTTAGAGCTTTCCACATGTTTTGTCCCCCCTTATTGGAACAAGACACACTTCCCTATCATGAAAACGCACCTTAATGATGAATTACCTCTAAAAGTTGTGTTATACTAACCTTATATGTTACGCATAGTCGTAACTGAAAGGCTCATGGCAAATGTTTTCCCTACTACAATTAGGGCAAACGGTGTAAAAGTGTTCCCAGCACAATTACACACGCTATGGGTCTTTTTCGTTCCGTTAAATTATATTATTAAGAATATTCTATCACAAATAACCCAAACATCTATTCTCTCATATTCTGAAAATACTTGAGAAAGTTAAACTTTATGTTAAAGCGTTGTTTTTTAGATTCTAAATTTAAATATGTAAAATTGCATTTATAAAATCTATAAAAAGGAATATAATGTTATAGCGTTTTAAATTCACAATTAAAAAGGATGATTTGATGCCTCTTATGTACTCTTCGCCTGTAACTAAAGAAACTGGTTTTATTGATTTAAAGAAATTTCTAACAGAAAAAAATGAAAACTTTATACTAGTATTAGACTCTAATGTTTGTATCTATCTAGAAGATTATTTCAAAAATCCAATCGATACCATTAACAGATGGAAAAAATCTAATCCAGAACTATTAACTGATTTTTTCGAAATGATTAAAACAGTTAGAGAATATAATTTAGAATTCCAAATACATCAGGCCTTAAATGAAAATTGTAGGAACATATCACAAGACTACTCATTAAACGTAGAGAATTTTGTAACAAAGCAAGATTATATATTATCTATATTAGAAGATTTCCCCTTAAAAGAAGTTTTATATCCTAATAAGCCTTTTGAATCCGAACACAATATTAATCATTTAAAACAAATCATGGAACCTATTGTAAAAAATTTAGATAATCCAAAAGTTACTTTAAATTTATTGTTATCCTATATTTGTACACTTAAACTAAGACTATTAATAGAGAATAGAGACTTAAAGAAACATGAAAAATTAAGAAACTATTATGATTTTATGTCTAAAACGGTAAACATCATTAGTTTAGCCCACTTTGGTACCGCAATTTTAACCTTTAGTGATTTCAAACTCAAAAATGGTAAAGGTATGGCTAGTTTAATTCACACTAAAAAGAAGAAAAATTACTCAAAAAGAGAATCCTTTATTAAGGCAATTTGGAATGCTGCAATTGATTTTGCTTGGGTTATTGAAGTATGTCAAGAAGCTGACTACGAAAAAATACCTATTTTTGTTACTAATGATTTTGCATTGAATGAAATAATGCAGAGATACAATATGATATTACGTATTAAAGACATTCAAAGTGCTCCAGTTTTTGCAAGATATGATTACTCTGGTATAAAGTTCGATTCACAATTTACCAAAGAATTAAATATGATTGAAGACGAGTTAAAATTAAGACACGCTAATATCGACAATATAATTTATAATTTTAATCAACAAAAAAATAATAACAAAATTATGCAAAGGTTATTATCTATAAAAGAAGAACTAGAAGCTTTAATACCATACTAACATGCATATCACATTTCCAATATGGTAAAATATATCCATCGCTGATATGTCCAAACATGTAATTTTCATAGCAGCAAAATTACAACTAGACTTATACAACATGATTCAAAACAAATGAAGGAGTGTTTTAAGTGAAAGGACATATTCGAAAAAGAGGAAATAAGTATTGTATTGTTATTGATATCGGACCTGATCCAGAGACAGGAAAAAGAAGACAGAAATGGTTTTCTGGATATAAGACAAAAAAAGAAGCACAGGCTGATGTTGCGAAGAAGATTACAGAGTTGAATGAAGGGACTTTTATAGAGCCGTCTAAAGTTACCTTAGAAGACTACCTAAATCACTGGTTAGAAATTAAAATTATGAGTATAGAAAGGAGTACCTTTGTCGGCTATAGGGCATTTATCAACCAACATGTTATACCTAGTATCGGAATAATCGCACTTCATAAATTAAATGTTATGCACATTCAAAAGTGCTATAAAACCGCGATAGATAAAGGTATTGCAAACAATTCTGTTCTGCTTATGCATAGAATTTTAAAGAGCGCTTTAAATCTCGCTGTAAAACAAAATATTATTTCTCGAAATCCAGCTGATTTTGCTGAGATACCTAAAAAAGAAAGAACCTCTATCCAAACTTGGACAGAGGAAGAAGTAAAAAAGTTTCTTTTGCATTCACAAGAATCACGATATCGCATTGGGTATCTTCTTGCAATAACTACAGGTATGCGTATGGGTGAAGTTCTAGGCTTACGATGGCAGGACGTTGATTTTGAAAAACATACCGTTACAATAAACCAAACATCTGGCCATGACAATAAAATCAAAAAAACAGCAAAAACAAATTCGTCAAAACGCACCATTCCTGTACCTAAAGAAACTATAGAATCCTTAAAAAAGCATAAGGTTTTAATTAATCAAGAGAAATTAAAGCTTGGTTCTGCTTATCAAGATTTTGATTTAATTAATTGTAATGAGTTTGGAATGATTATAAAAAAAGCAAATTTTAGAAAAAATTTTATTAGAGCGATACACAACGCAGGCGTAAAAGAAATTAAATTCCATGATCTAAGACATACACATGCAACTATACTATTAAAGCAAGGAGTTAATCCTAAAATTATCAGTGAAAGATTAGGTCATACAGACATTTCAATGACATTGAGTGTTTATTCTCATGTTTTACCGAACATGCAAGAAGAAGCCGTTAAAAACTTTGGTAAAAGCATCTTTGGATAACTTATGTTTGCAAAATGTTTGCAATTCATAAAAACAGGTCAAACAAACGTTATTATATCAAGGTTTGTTTGACCTATCATCTTATATTCTTGATAAAACCTCCGAATTCCTATTGAAACATTTAATAACGGAATATTTTCGCCTCCGCGCGTGATACATTCGAACCGATATACATAGGCGAAATAATCTTGAGTTTTTTCATCTTTAATAGGCTCTGACATTGCCTCACAAATATTTTGTGATCTAAGAGGAGAAAAATATATATCTTCTTCGTTGATATTCTCTAATCGTACAGGTTGTTCACAAAAAATATGTGAAATTAAAGCGGGCACCCACTTAGAATATATTTCATTATCATGTAATACTGTTAAATTAGAAATTAAATCGTAATGCCATTCATATTTTGGCGACTCTATTAATTTATTAGGTTTCCAATCATGAATAATCTCATACCAACTTTGAAAAATATAATCAAGTTGTTCTGTTCTGATAGGTTCTTTAGATACAATCCATGGTGTATTTTCATTTAATACATATGGATTATGCTGAATAAATAATATATCAGAAAACATATCATATAATCTTTCATTCAATCGTTTCAACTTACTCGTTAATAAAAATGTCTTATAATGTATCTCTACAATGTCGAGCCATTCAATAGGAAAATATATAAATGATACACTTTCGTTTAAAAGAGGTTCTGTTATATTTTCAAATGTTAACAACTTTAATTTTTCCATAAAATGATTACTTCCTTTCTTCATTTTTCTTGATCACAAAAAGCTAGAAAAATTATCACTTAATCTAATCGATTTATAACAAGTATTTAAAAGAAAAGTATAAAGATTCCTCCGAATAATAAATTATTAAAAAGACTGATTTAAAAATTAAAAGTAATTACCATATACGACACCTCTAATATTTTTATTTTAATACATTCAAATTATATAATATAAATAATGTAATGTATTTAAAATTTACAATAATTTTACAATAAAACTAAAAAAACACCTTAGGTCGGTGCCCTTCTTGCAAATATCAGCCTTTATGTAATTGAACATACAGATAACACTAATCCTCCTAATGTAATTGCACCTAGTAATCCAAATACAAATCCAGTTATGCAAATACAATCAGCAAGACAAATGGAAGACTGCGATAATGGAACAAATGACCTACTTGTACTCGATCCATATTGTTTTATTTACTCATAATTTATATCTAACATTAATTGTAGACATGTTACACTTTCCTCAATAGTATGAAGTGATTCTTTATCTAATCGTTCCAATAATTTATTATTAAACCCACTATCAGTTCTTTTTCTAATACTTTCAATACATCCATGACTGCATAAAAAATAATCAAATCTAATATAACAACTGAAACAAGTACAAAATATAATAAATTAATTAAAGATAAAATTTATATATTAAGATAAATTATTATCAAAAGAATCACTAACCCCTTACGGTAATCCCTTTATAAAATAAAAAAGCCACGATACAAATGCATCGCGGCTGAATTTAAACTTATAATTGGTCTTTTCATCCTTTTTGTGGATTCCTACCGCCCATGCCCGTTCTCCGGTAACGTTTTGATAAAGGGGCACACACTATTCTTCTTTCAAAGAACTGTATATCTATAGCATAATATTGATTCTGTTTTGAGAAATCCTCGGAAACGTCCCCTTTTCCATCTCCCTTTTTATCGAAAAAAAGACCTGCATTTATGCAGATCAAATATAAATTAGTGACGAGATTTCATATCACTTATTCTTTTGGAGACGGAAATCTTGCAGCTTCAAAATGCGTACTATTTTCTACAGTAGAAATAACTCCAGCTACGCTACTTTGTGCAAAAACCTCAACTACATCCCCTGCATTTAATTGAATTATTGATGAAACAGCTACAATATTAGCAAAGTTTATTGGACCAAAAAAATCATTATCTATTGCAATTGCCGGATTTCCATTAACTCGAATTTCTACCCGTGCTCTATAGTTTGTGTTTAGATTATTGGGAATGAACGCAATTGTTCCAATTACAGAATAAACTCCTCTTGTCTTTGGAATAAAAATAGAGGTAGCTGGATTATATTCATTTGCTAAATCAAATTGTTCATTTTGAAACAGTACTTTTACAAAAGTATTGGCAGGAACAGTTTGATCCACCGTATTTCTAGCTCTAAAAGCAGACGCTCTTACAAGTTCGTCCTTATTATCATCACAACAACAATTCACTTTAACATTCACCCAATGTTTTTCCTCATGCTTTTTATCACATTTGTCATAACTCTTACTGCTTTTATAACAATCATGATATTTCTTTTTGTAATCCTTACAGTGATCATAGTAGGAATAAGACATACTAGATTCCCCCTTTAAATTTATCACTACATACTATGTAAGATAGATTAAAAAAGTTTGGACGAGCTGTTACTATTTTTAATAAAATAAAAAAGCCCCACCATAATGGCAGAACACTACTAAAGTAAAACATGTAAAGTAGAAAAATCTATCTCAACGGTACAAAAAGCCATAATTTTATTTTCACTAGAATTAAAACACATTCATATAATCCCTAAAGCAGTAGCTATCAAACGGATAGCTAATTTTTATTCTCATAAAAATTATCACGTCGCATCATCAACTCGTTATAAACATAGGAATCTTTCACTTTCTCATTCCTCAAATACTTTAACTCAATAATCTGTCGCTGCTCTTTATCAAGTGCATTCTGTAACGTCCGTTCAATTTGTTTAAAGCGTATCTCATGATTCATATCGTCACCTTTCATTTTAGGAAAAAGAACAATGCCCTCAGCTTGAGCCTGTTCTTCTTGATTTTTCATTCGGACACACAATGCTTTGTAGTTTTTTAGCTCCTTCACCACAAGTCTTCGCATCTCCTTTTCATTGATGTCTTCAAAAAATAACAATTGATTCATACGATACGGTCCCTCTCTGTTCGATCTACTTACTTGAATGGTTCTCCTTTTTTGGCCAGACTACATTTATATATCTAGATTGTCACCTTTAGAACGAGCAGTTAGCTTTTGCTAGCTGCACTTTGTTTGTAAAAAAAGAACTCAATTGACTGTACGCACATATAATATTCTGCGTTCCTTTCTTTATAAAATAGTCGTTACAAAATGAATCTCGTCACGAGAGCACTTTATTAAGTGCTCTTTTTTGATTTTTGAATACTTATCAATTGAAATTTTTGTTTAATTTATAAAATAAAACTGCTTGTCCATTTCAATCCATTCACCATCATATATTATCTAACCACTATGATCGTATAATTCTTCTTGCATTTTCCATTCACTTCGATACATTCTTTAATTCCTCTTAACAATCCTTACACTTCTAGATAATTGCATTCCAACTTCATGATTTGCTTTTTGCTACCTTTACCTCCTATGACGAGCAATCATAAGAGGTAAAGGAAGGAAGGAATGAATGAATGAAGAAAATATTGTTTTACATGGAACTGCTATTAAATCAAGTTTAATCGATTCAACACTTCTATCTATTTTTCGTCATTCACTTTACCAACAGAAGCAACAGGAGAAACAGGTTCAACTGTATTGATTCAGGAATCGAATCTTCATATATATATTAAAAGATTTTTGGAGTGAACCCATGTTCCTTATATATTATGGAATGGGTTTATATTTGTGACATAAGGGCTTATTTTTTTATTTATTTTAATTTGTTACTCTTCATTTCATTCAAATATCTATTTTATATTAAATCCGCACACCCCTTAGAAGCATACATACGATATCATGTGGTATTCTTTTTCAATATTAGTTTTTATCCGAGTGCGCCTTGGATGGCGCTCTTTAATTTTCAAATAACATTTTCAAGTAATTACGAGAGCAAATTTTATAATTTTGTACAAGCACTACTTCGCTTTATTAAATAGACTATATAAACATCAAAAAGAAGGGAGCTATAAATTCATATGGCTGATTATTTTTATAAAGGTGGTAAAAAGTATTATAAAAAACAATCGTATTCTCACCATCAAAAAGATAACTGTTTTATCAAAACCCATACAATAACTGGTTCGAATACAGCTTTAAATTTCAACGTACCAGCTAACACTACAAGAACTGCTTTTGAAGATTTCACCAATAACCACAATAAAACATTACTTGATCTTCGCATTCCTGGTACTTCTGAACCAATTGAAGTAACTATCCGAACAAGAAGTTCTCGTCTGCCGATTACTGTAACATTAGTTGCAGGTGAAACCAAGGTATTCCAAGTAGAGGATTTTCATAGCCTCACTCTCACAAATAATACTAATATCAATAGCAACATTTCTATATTTATTCAAAAAACATTTTGTATCTGCTGCAATAATCAAAATGATTATTGCAAAAAGTATTATAATGAACCATCGTATTCTCATTGTCAAAAAGATAACTGCTATATCGAAACTCATACCATAGCTGGTTCAAATACCACCCCAACTGAAAATTCACCTTTAACTATTATCGTACCTCCGGGCGCTTCAAGAAGAGTTTTTGAAGATTTCACCAATAACCACAATAAAACATTAATTCAAATATCTGTTCCCAGTGATGTTAGCTCGATTGAAGTAACTATTCGAACAAGAAGGTCCCCCACACCAATTATCGCCACCCTTGTCCCAGGTGAAACAAGAGTATTTCAAGTAGAAGATTTCCAAAGTCTTACCCTCACTAATAATACTGAAATCCTTGATTTTATTGATATTTTGATCCAAAAAACTTTTTGCATCTGTTGCGATGATAAGAATGATTCGTACGATGAATATTACCATGAGTGCAAGTAATAGATTAAATCACCAGAAGAACTCTTTAAATAGAGGGTTCTTTTCTTTTCACTCCCCTGATCTCCCCTTATTTTATTAAAATAACTATTTTGTTCATTTTTTTGATACTTCACTTAACTCTTTTCGAATTGCATCTTTTTCATCAAGAATGATATTTAATCGCTTATACAGCACCCCCTAAAATCTCGATTTCAATACATTCGAATTATATAATGTAATGTATTTAAAATTTATAATGATTTTACAATAAAACTAAAAAAGAACACCTTAAGTCGGTGCTCTCCTTACAAATATCAACCATTATGTAATTGAACATATAGATAACATGAATCCTCCAATTGAAATTGCTCCTAGTAAACCTAATACAAATCCTGTTAAACAAATACAATCAGCAAGACAAATGGAAGACTGCGATAATGGAACAAATGACCTACTTGTACTCGATCCATATTGTTTTATTTTCTCATAATTCATATCTAACATGAAATGTAGACATGTTACACCATCCTCAATAGTATGTAGAGATTCTTTTTCTACTCGCTCCAATAATTTATTATTAAACACAACTGGAAGAGGATACTGCTTATCTAATTTCATATTTTGATAAATTAATTGTAAACGAGATAATAGATTATTTTTCTTTTTTTCAGATGTTACAGTACATTTCATGTTATTAAGTTCATTTAATAACATTGTCAATTCATCTCTTTTTCCGTATAAATCCTTAGCTATTTTTCTCTTTAGTTTGTACGAATGGATAATAGATTTAAATTCAATCAT